TAATATTGAACCTACTTGTTCTATTGAAAAGATTATCAAACCTGTTTATAATTTCAAGGCAGCATTTTAATTATGTGTTATGATTGTTGTTTCAATGCTTATAATCCATTTAAAACACTTGTTCGCACTCAAAGCGAAGAAGACAGATATGTTAGAGAGATGCATTAAAACGTGAATTTAATCTCATGAGATCCACTTACGGATAATTACAAATTTTAATTTCCAAAAATTATATATACTTTATAACATTGAACAAGACGCATGGCTTTTAGACCATGCGTATATTTATTTTTTATAAGTGAGGTATATATGATTAGACCAGTAGTACAAATTGTCAGATTTTATATAATTAACCAGGGCATCACTGGTAGAAGTATTGAAAGTTTAATGGATAATCCTAATTATAATCCATTACTGAAACATTGTGTTGAAACTGTCAAGCATCACCCGGATTGGGCTATTGAACAGTGTAGAAATTATAGAGATCAAATTGATAAAAGAAAGTTCAAATTTGAATCTGGTTCCTGGGCAATGGATATTCGAGACGAAGATTTGCCAAAAGGAACAATTTTAGAACCATTTACCTTAAAACAAGCGTTTTTGGATATTATTAACTGGATTGATAAAAACAGAGCAATATTTACCCAGCGAATTGAAAGAGAAGAAAAATTCAGAAATGAATAAATAGAAACCAGCATTTTGAATGCTGGTTTTTTATTATAAATAATATAAAAATAAAATCTCTTTAAAGGAAATATAATGAAAGACACATTTAAGGCATATTTAGCCCAACAGAAAGCTGATAACAAGTATATGACAGCTCCTTCTAAGGAATTGCTTGGCGAAGGTATTTTTGCTAATAAAAAATATGATTGTTATGCTGTAACGTTGGATTTCAGTAGTGAATATATGACTAAAGCATTATCTAATGTTTTAATCAATGAATATAAAAGTGCATCTGGCGCTGCAGGTTCTAGCGGAACAGATCCAGTTAAGACTCTTATTGGATTAAAACCAGAAGAATTTAATAACAAATTGAAAGAAAAAGTTATTGAAATTCTTGATGAAGTAGCTAAGGCTTCTAAAAATCTTAGAACATTTTTCGGTTTAGGTAAAGAAAGTTCTGCCCTTGCTTATATTCAGACAGAAGGTAATGATGATGGTGAATCCACTATTCTTAAATATATTTTCTTTAAAGCTTCTCCAAGACATCCAAAAGCTTATGCTGAAAGATTTAAAGATGAAATTGGACGTAATTCTAAGATTTCCATTCTTAAAAATGGCATAGATATTGTTTCTGAAACTTATTATAAGGAAGATATTACAAAGAAGAGAAAAGAAAAGGAATTTGAAAAGTTCTTCAAACCAGAAGCTAATAAGGCTGAACTTCTTAATGATAATTTCACGACATCAATCGTTAACAATTTACAAGATAATGTTAAAAAATACTTAACAGAACTTAATGAAAAGAATGAAAAAGGTAATTTAATTTCTGTTTATTCTGTTCCATTTAAAGTTGATGATAAGTTAATTAATGAAACTGCAAGAAATACAAATAATCTTGATGATTTCTATACAGAACTTGCAAAGAAAATTAATGACGCTCTTGTTGCATCATTAAAACAAGTTTCTAAGATTGATGATTACATCGGTTTTATTCCAACAAAGTCTTATGGTTTCAATCTTTACTTTAAGGATAAAGACACGGCTTCTGAATTTGCAGAAAAGATAAACCAAGAAGGCGAAGCTAAAGTAAATGAAAGAAAACGTTATGAAAACAAGATGTCTAAACTTTATCAGTTGCTTGGTGCAAATTCTGATTTAAGTAGCTTATCACATCCAGAAAGCAGTGCCGATGAATTCCTTAGAGGAACATTATTTGCAAGAACTCATATTGCAGATCTCATTAAGGAAAAGTTCCCAAGCGCTGAAGACCAGCTTGTAATTTATCAATATATTGTTAAGTATGATGAAGATGAATTAATGAAATTCTTACATCACTTTAATATTGATGTTGAAAATCATGAAATTCGTGCAGCAGTTAAGGATAAATTACAACTTGTTCTTGATAATATTCAGAAAGTCTATTCTGATGAACTTGTTTCTATGACTTCTGAAGGAACTAATATTGTATTCTTCTTCAGAAAAGACGCAAAGATTGACGGCGTTAGAACAAGAATTGCTGAAGCTATGTCTTGTGAAATGAATAGAATTAAGGTTATTAAGACTGCATTAACAAAGAAGGAAGTTGATGCATTTAAGTCTAAACTTTCTGACCTTGAAGACCTTGAATCTTTCTATAAAGCAGTTGAAAAACTCAATGGCGAAACGGTTAAACTTATTAAGGGCGATATTACATTAGACGAATCTGCAATTAAAGAAACTGTTACAGATAGTTATCAGGATCAAGTTCTTGATTTACTTATCGGTATTACAAAGAGTGCAAAAGAAGTTGAAGGTTTTGTCGGTATTATCGTTGCTAAATCCAAAGGCGTTATTGAAGTTTATTTCAAAGATCAAGAATCTTATACACTTGGTAGAAAGAATATTTTACAGGAAAAGGGTAAATTTATTAAATCTATGCCAGAACAAGGTTCTTCTGTAGAAATTGCTAGAGTTGATGCTAAGAAGATGACTAATATTATTCAACCAGATAATATCAAAGACTACTTCGAAAATATACTCAATCAAAAGAATCAAGAAGCTGCAGAAGAAGCTGATAAAAAAGCTAGAGAATTTACATATAGTACAGTTATTCCATTTAGTGTAGAAAAATTTATTGAAAAACACAAAAATGATAAGCTTGAACGATTAATTGATGCTTATGGCATAGAAGTACCAGAACCAGAACAAGTTCGTACTGAATCCGTTGCATTTAAAACATTGTTTAAAAATTCTTTATTAAAATCTATTAATATGCTTAATGAAGCAGAAAAAATTAATCCAAAAGAATCTACAACTAAACGTGTTATTTTAACATTACAAATGTTAAAAAATGATAAAGATAAAACACTTGAAAAATATTTAGTTGAAAACGATCAAGGAAAAAGCATTTTTGATGATTTAATTAAATATAAATGGATGTATGTAGTTGATGATGCTATTAAGACAGCGATTACTTCAAATAATTTTGTAGATTCTAAAGTTATTGCAGAAAATTATAAATCTGAAATAAGAAATGATGAACAATTCATTATTTATTCAACTGGAAAAGCTCAAGAATCTTTAGGAAAAATACTTAGAAGTAATTATTCAAAAATATTTAGTAATATTTTTATAAAAGATAGTACTGCAGTGGATTTACAACATATTGAATTAAAACAATCTAAAAACTTTGAATAAAAATTAAAAACCAGGTTAAAAGCCTGGTTTTTTAATATAAATAAAAATATGGCAGGAATAACAACACAAATTAATGATTTTACCAATAACAAGTTTATAGTTCGTTTTTCAAATCTTGTTAATATGACGAACTTTGACCTTGATACTCATATTTTAGATAACTATGTAAAGAATGTAAGTGTTCCGGATTTTTCTATTCCAATGCTCGACACAAGATATAATCATGAACGTCAATTACATCCGAATCCGATTGGTGCAAGAGATTTGCAGACAATGAATATCGAGTTTATGCTTGATGAAAATATGCAAAACTATTATTTGTTCTATTGCTGGATTTATTGGATGCGTTTTGGCGAACCTGTTGGAAAAACTAATGCAAAAGGACAAGAACTTTTACGTATGGACTGTATTGATGCAATCGAATTAATTTCTTTAAATAATAATAACAAGATTATTTCAAAGATGAAATTCAAACATGCTATTCCAAATAATTTGGCACAGCTTTCATTGCAATATGGTTCTGCTGACAATGTTACTTATGTTGTTACATTTGAATATGAACAAATTGAGTTACAATTAGAAAATAAAGAAGATTTAACTGAAACTATTGATAGAACTATTCAGTAAAAATCAGATTTAATTATTTACGGGCTTTAAACAGCCCGTTTTTTATTATTTTATAAATATTATAAGTGTTAAGAGACGAATTACATATAGATATAGATGATAATGAATGTGAATTAACCAATAATATAGTAAATGGTTATTTTTATATTATGCATTATCATGCATCAACCGAACAAGCCAATAAAGAAGGTTTTGACCGTGCACCAATAATTTATTGTTTCGCACCTGATCAAAATAATATAAATTGTTTTTGGGGCGTCAATTTTCATTATTTTGATAAATCCAAGCAAGTGTATATTTTAAATCGTATGATAAAATATTATAATATAACTGATGGAATGAACAAAAGAGTATTAATCGATACTAAAGGACTATATAATATCTATTCTAATATAGTTGAAGGAGTTAGATGTTATAATAGAAAAAATGTATTAGGAGCATATAGAATTAAAAATCTATATATTCCTAAATATATTGAAATTCCATCTAAATTTGTCATCACTACAGATAATAAAGAATATACAGATTTTGCACTTGCACCTGGAAATAAAGGTTTTTAATGGATTATCAAAAGATATATTGGAAAATAATTTATAGAGCACAGACACGAGATAACAATTTATTATTAGAAGTAGAAAAGCACCATATTATTCCACGAAGCGAAGGTGGTTCGTCTAAAAAAACAAATCTTGTCGAATTAACTATAAAAGAACATTTTATAGTCCATATGCTATTAATTAAAATGGGAAAATGTCTTAAATATTGTTATAGACATCTTAAATCCAGTAAAGACTATATTAAAGAAAAAAGAAAGGAACGCAAGAAGAAAGGTCTTTACTATGAAGGAAAAGAACTAGAATATGATGATTATAAATAATGTATGAGATTATTACAGGAAGTTTCTAGTTCAGTTATCAAAAATACTTATAAAGTATTTACAAAATTATTATTTAATAATGATGCCAGTAAAGGCGAAGCGGTTATGACCAAAGATGGTAAACCAATTAAAACCATGTCTGGTCAAGAACAAACAGTCAATCAGTTTTGTGAACGTATGCTTGTAGAAGCATTATTTAGAACTGGAACTACAGAAAATGTAGATAGACGTTTTGAACCTGGCGCTGCAAGAATAGCAATTACAGAATGTGGTTGGAATCCATTAATAGATAATAATGAAAATCTAGATCCTGTTAAATTAGGTAGATTTAAAATCATTCTTGAATACATAACAAGAAATTTCAATAATCGTGAAAAAATAACTAATGATCTCAATGGTGAAACTTATCAATCATTGTATGATACACTTGCACCAAGAATTAAAGAAGAATCTGAAAAAGAAGATGCTGAATTACGTAATTTACAAAACATCAAAAGCGACCATGAATATAAAATAATTCGTATCGATAGTTTTAGAGAATCAAGACTTTATTATAATTACACTAATCCAAATTCACGTTGGTGTCTTACATATTCTATTACAAATTATAATGGATATACAGCAAATGGCAGAAATACTATGTATTTTTGTTTACGTGATGATATTGATACTGTAAAATATGAAATTGGACCAAATTGTCCTTTGGATGATTATGGTAAATCAATGCTTTGCATTATAGTTAATCCAGATGGTAATCTTTCGACATTTACTACCAGATGGAATCATACTGATGCAAATAATAAAACTGTTGCTGCAGACCATGGTGTTGGTAATAAAAAAACAATTAGCCAAATCGTAGGTGTAAATTTTAATGACGTATTTAAACCATATAATGGTCCTAAAAAGGAATTTAAAGTCGAACGTAAAAATGACTTTGAAATTGGAACATTAATGCATGACGATAGTCAATTTATTGATTCTGTTCATGATAATTTAATCCAATTATATAATGAATTACAGTCGCAATATGACGAAGACAATGATTCTTTTGATGATCCAGAGGATTTAACATGGCAAGATATGATGGATATACGTGACTGGGACATGAGTGCTATTTTTACGCCTGATGTCTTGGAAAATCTTAATGAAGAAAATACTAGTGCATTTGGTAATACTTTATTATTGGTTACAAATAGTGGTTATTATAAATTAGTATGTCCTGAACAGCCAGATAATGTATCGTCAGATTGGTGCGATGATATTATTGCTGTTTCTATAGGTGGTAGTGATAAACGATACGGAATATTTGCTATAAAAGAACATAATGTTGATTATTATAAATTAATTTCAGTTGATACTTATAATAATGGTTTACTTGATTTAGAAATTAACTTTGAAAATAAAATTTCAAAAATACATGGTGAATCAATATATGATACTACTGAGTATTTTGTTACTTTTTCTAATAATACTCATGGTCTTTTACATATTTCAAACAATTTTAGAAAAATAACGCTAGAAACAACTGAAATAGAATTGCCTGAAGCATTTATTAACAATTTAGAAAGAGTAGAAAAAATTGCTGGAAATGATGAAGATAAAAATTTGTTTTTTAAAGTAAGAAATCCAGAAACACAAAAATTTAATTTAATATATCAAAAACATAATTTTAAACTTGAACTTAAACCAGAAGATGAATTTGAATATACAGAAAATAGTAATGAAATTAGAAGAATAGTAAAATCTTCAGATTCAAAAGATGTTACTAAGTTAAATATGCCATTGATAGTTTCATTTGGTTCTTTAAGCGGTAAAAAAGCAGCAATAGATTTAAAAACATTTACTTATCTATTTAATAAAAAAGGTTGTATTGTAGAAACTGGAAATCAAGAGGTTTTTACATATATACCAGATGTTGAAACTAGTAGAGAACTTAAAGATATTCATCATGGTAATATTGAACTTTATACATTTGATTATCAAACTAAAAATTTAATTCATAAAACTATAAATGATGTATATTTTAATGAAAATGTAATAAGTAATATAGCTCGTTCAAAATATAATTTTAGATTTATTGGCGCTGCATATACTAATAAAGAACGAACAATGATTATTGTTTTTGATGTTAAAGGTAATATATTATATAAAAGTAAAGAACCAGAATTTAGTCTTGATGAAAAACATGATGTATATTTACATTGTGATTATAGTGAAGATATAGCTGTACTTGATGATAGACATCTTTATGGTAAAAAGCTAAAATTAATTAAAGCAGATGAAATAAATAAAATAACAAATGAATCATTTATTTTAAAATATGCGGCTTATTTACTAGGTTAATAAGAAAAACTAAATTATTTTTACAAAGTATTGCAATCTGCAATACTTTTCTATATTTAATGTAAAATTAAGGAAACATATAATGAAAGTATTAATATTTGACATTTCAAATCTTATGATGAGATGTCTGTTCGCACAGATACCAAGTCCAGCAGAAACGAAATTCAGAGAATTTAAAATGACTTTCTTATCATCGTTTATGAAAGTCATTAAAGACAATAATCCTGATAGAGTTATTGTTGTAGAAGATTCAGAAAGTTGGAGAAAAGAAATATATCCAGAATATAAAGCTAATAGAGCAGCAAAAAGAGAAGCATCAGTTGTTAACTTTGATGTTTTCTTTCCTGTTTTTGCTGATTTTCTTGAAACATTACAAAAATGCTTTGGTAATATTCAATTTATAAAATTACCCAGAACCGAGGCTGATGATATCATAGCAGTTATCGTAAAAAATAAACCAGAATGGGATATTATAAACGTTTCTGGTGATAAAGATTTTTATCAGTTATTTTCTTGCAAAAATTATAGACAATTTGATGGCGTAAAACACGAATTTATTGAATGTTTTAATCCTGAACAAGAATTGCTTGTAAAAATTATCCTTGGTGATAAAGGTGACAATATTCCAGGGCTTAAAAGAGGTGTTGGTCCGGTAAAAGCATTAAATATTATAAATGAAAATCTTGATAAATGGTTGGACGAACAATGTCTTAGAGACCGTTATGAAATGAACACAAAGTTGATTTCTTTTAATTGTATTCCTAAAGATATTGAAATTCCAATATTAGAAACTTTAAATAGTTTTGTTCCTGGCAAATTTGACGCTAAACAATACTTCAAATTTGTTCAAATGTCGGGACTTCCTGGATTAATGTCAACATTTTCTGAATATTCAATAATTATTAAAAAGTTAAAATAAAGGAATGGAATGAGTTATACACCAAATCAATATTTAATTGAAGGTCTTTCAGCTCAGCATGTTATATACGGTAGATTTCTTAAAAAATATAAAGAATTACCTAGATATGATATTGAAGAAGCGCCAGAAGGCTCAAAAATGGACATGGAAGACAAAATTGATATTGTTAAACATGATACTGTAGATGATATTAAAACATTTTATGATGTAAAAAGTTCGAAAAATGCTGATAAAATTACTTATACACATATTAATGGTAGAGGTGAAAAAAGTAAAATTTATTCAGGCGATTTTTCTATCGATTTAATCTTTACATTTGATACATATACAGAAGGTTATATTGTAAAAGCTAAAACTTTTTATGATGCATTAATTTCTAAGATAAATTCTGGGCAAGAACAAGTCAGTAAAAAATATCCAGAAAAAGGAAGATATGTCTGGTTTACTAAAGACGAAATAATTGCACTTGCTATTGATAATATTTAAGAAATAAGGGTTGACTGAAAACCCTTATTTTTTTATATTTTATATCATGGAACTAAAGTATAAACATCTTTACAAAACAGTATTAAAAGAATATCAGAATCTTAGTAAATGTGCTAGACTTAAGGTTGCAGCATTGCTTGTAGAAGAGGGAAGAATTATATCTTGCGGATATAATGGAACTCCATCCGGTCAAACAAACTGTAATGAATTATTTAAAGTCGAAGCAGATAAATATTATTATAGAACGACCAAAGAAGAACCATGGCTAGAAATTGAAGAATCTGAATGGCGAATAAAACATCATGAATTTTCTGAAAGAAATGAAATTCATGCTGAAATGTCAGCTATTGGTTATGCATTAAAAAATAAAATTGATATTTCTGGTGCTTCTATGGTTCTATCTCATGAACCTTGCGAAAATTGTAGTAAATTAATTTATAGTGCTGGCATTAAACATATTATGTATGTTAATAAATATGATCGTGGTTCAAAAGGTCTTGAATTTTTAAGTAATAATGGAGTTGAAATAGAACAAATATGAGTAGTATAAATTATAGCATGATTGTTGCAGCATCTGAAAATAACGTCATTGGTAAAAATGGAACAATGCCGTGGCATCTTAAGTCAGATTTGCAGCGTTTTAAAAAACTTACAGACAGTCACTGTATTATAATGGGTAGAAAATGCTATGAATCTATTGGTAAACCATTACCTAATAGAACAAACATTGTAGTTTCGTCAAATATGGAACTTGAAATCCCAGGCTGTATTGTAAAACCATCTTTACAATATGCTGCAGATTATGCAAATTCACGTAATGATTCAACACCTTTTATTATTGGTGGCGGAACATTATATAGACAAGCAATTAATCTTGTCAATTATCTTTATTTGACTCGTGTCCATACAATTATCGAAGACGGTGATGTTTTCTTCCCTGAAATTAATATGAATCAATGGGAAATCATTTCAAGCGAAGATTTTAAGGCTGATGCAGATAATGATTTCGATACGACATTTATGGTATTAAAGAGGAAACGATAATCATACATTTTAAAAAGTTTATAAATAATGTATGATAGTAAATTTCCAGGAATTAGACAAACGACTTGAGAAGGTTTTAAATGTTATAGTCTCTATGGGCTTTTCTTATGAAATGTTCTCAAATCAAAAAATTAATATTATTGATAATAACGTAAGTTTTGCAGAAAAACGCAATATTGGTGTAATAACCTTGCTAAAATCTGGTAAACTTACGGTTCGTGTTTATGGGTATAGAAAAAGAGTAACCCTTAAATATCGTATGAAATCCAATGAAATTGTATTTACTATAAATGCAAAATTATCGGATGTTGGATCCAGAACACGTGCATTACTCAAAAAATACATAACTGTAAATAAAACTTTATAAATAATATAAAAGAATTATAGGAGTTTAAAATGGATTCTAAAGATATAAATTTCAAAGAATATCTCGAAAATAAGAGAAAGATGGACGAAGAACTTCAGATGCAGCAGCAACAGCAGCAGAAATCTGAAGCTGAACAGAGCTTGCAGACCCAGGCTATGAACGGTTCTGCAGAAAGCTTGATTAATCGCTATGTCGGTCGTGGTGATTTGAAGGCTGGTCTTGCTCAGCTTGGACAAGATTTGGGCAATGCAATCGTCAATTATGCACTTAAGACATTTGTCACTGACGATATGTTCGATTCTCAAGACGCTAAGGCTAAGTATCAGAATATTATTAACCAAAAGATTCAGTTACAGGCTGTTGGTTCATTGGTTGACATTCTCAAACATATGGGTATCGATATTCAGAATACAAAGACTGCATTGACAATTTAATTTTCAGTAAAATTCTTTTAAAAAAGACTGGTTTTTTAACCAGTCTTTATTTTTATTTAACTAAAAAAATTATAAATAATATAAAATTAAAGGAATTATATATGAATTACTTATTTAAACATACATTACATTTTCTTAATGAAAATATAAGTGACGATATTAAGCGTCTTGAAAAAAATATAGCTGATATTAAGAAATCACTTAATGCATTAGATACAAATTATAATAGAACTAAGACTGCATTTGAAAATGGCGAATATTTAAACTCAGAAAAAGAAAGAATAGATGCAGAACTCAAAAATGTTTCACTTCCGCCTAATATGAGAGCTGAATTAAGACGTGAACGTTCTCAATTGCCTACTAAAATTAGAGATGATTCTATCAGATTAACAACAACTTATAATAAGAATAGAGATGATTTAATTAATAAGTTAGAAACTGCACAAAAAAAATTAGATGATTTAAATAGTAATTATGATACTGTAATTGCTAAAGAAACTGCTGCAAAAAATGAAGTTGATAGATTATTATCTTCTACAAAAGAAGATTTAAGACAAGAAATTGTAGATAATACTCGTTATTTTAATGAGTATGATGGTAAAGAAGATTATGCAACTTTTTATTATCTATTAAATAAATTAAGTACAATATATAATAACGGTTATAGAGATAGTGGTTTAAAAAATATTATTGATTTTTTAAATATTTTAAGAACAAAAATTACCACTGGTAGAGGCGCAGAGGACCGTGATAAATTTGTTGATTTTGATGAAATTGTATCTGTAATTAATGATAATAGAACGCAAATTGAAATTAATCGTTATAATGATACTATTATTACTAATATAATTGACGGTATAGTTGAACGAAAAAAAGCACAGAAAAGAAAAGATGCTTATGGTGAAACAGAACAAGCTAAAAATGCAAGAGCTAAAGCAGAGTTTAAAAAACGTTTAACTGAAATTCAAAATGCGTTAAATGCAAGAGCACGTGGTAAATATTTAGTTACAACTACTGCTACAGGTGATGCTGGTAATGTTTTAATTGTTGATAAACAAAATAAATTGCAATATACTTTATCTGTTGTAGAGCAAGCAACATTATCAAATGCAACTACATCTGATATTGTTAAAACAATTTTGGGGTATTTTAATAAATTAAACGCAATCATTGAAAAAGGCGAACTTACAGAAGCTGATGAATTTTATCATAAAGAAGATACATTCTTACTTTTTGATAAAAATACTATGGGTGTAAATGGTAAAATTTCTGTTTTCCAAAAAGGTATTAAAGAAGTTAGCCAGTATATTTTACATTATATTCAGCTAGAAAATAATACTGAAAGTGAATGTATATCTGCTGGTGACCATTTATTCTACAATAAAATTGAAAATGATGGTGAATATATAAGCGTTAGCGCAAATATTGAAGCAAGAGCAATCTTAGCTGATAAAGCAAAAGCAAACGATATTAGACGTCAAGCAGAATTAAGAGATCTTGGTGTAAAGAAAACCAAAAAGAAATTCACAAAAACAGATATTAGAGATATGCAAAAATTATATAAAAATAAAGAAAAATTGCATGTATTTTTTGCATTATATTTAAATCCAGATGATGAATCTAAAGAAACTAGAAAATATGTTCCGCTTGGTGTTTATGAAATGTATAGTGTTCAGGAAAAAACTGAAACAGAACCTGAAACAGTTAACTATGTTCTTAAATCCAGAACCATTCCATTAGATCCAGCAAATATTAAAGAAAGTTTTAGTAATGCAGAAATTGCAGAAATGCTTGACGAAGCCTTTGCTGTTATAGCTGAACATGGTTACGGTATTGCAAAAAACAAGTCAACAAATTTCGATGATATTGTTCAAGCTAGAATGATTGCTGAAAGAAACGGCTATAGAGTTAAGAAAATAAGATAATTCATATATAACTCCTATAAATGGATGTTGGAAACAGCATCCATTTTTTAATTATAAATATTGTGTAGATTTAATAGTGAATAATGGTGAATCCTCTTTTTAATATGATGACAAAATTCTTAAACGACAACGGTTACATAAAGTTGAGTAAATTTTTATGGGGAAAACACATAAAAACCAATATAGTAACTGGTAATATGATTATTGTAAACTTAATTTATAATACAATTACTGTATTAAAATTAAAAGACCACTTTCTTTTTGTAAAATATGAACCAAATTTGGAATTGGTTAATACAAAATATAATACCGTAACTGAATTTAAACGTATGGTTATACAAAATGAAAAAACACAACTAGAATTTCTTAAAAAACAAAAAGAATGGAGTAAACGTAAATGAATGAAATTGATGAATACAATTACTGTTTAGCACAAATAGAACAGCTTAAAGAAAAACTTAGAAATATGGGCTTTGTATATGATGAGCGTCATGGTTGGTATAATTATTACAACAGACCACTTTCTAAAGCACAACAAGATGAAATTGATGATACAAAGATGAAATTTCAGAAATATTCAGAGTATTCTGGCAATATTCGTAAAAAGCTTGGATTTTAAAAATTATAAATAATATAAAATTAAAGGTTTTATATGAATTTAGAATATGCTGCATATCTATTAAATGAAAATCAGTTTTTAACAGAAGATGCTAACAGCGCTGGTCAAAACGGTGCTGTTCAGTGGTTACAACAGAATTACCCTATGGGTGAATTTGGTATAAGCGGCGATGACATGGCTTATAATGAAGACGGAACTCCGTTAATGATTGCTGGTCGTCGTGGTGAAAATATTCACGCAAATAATGCACAAAGAATTGAAAGACATGCCGAAGAATTTTTTGCAAGACCACTTAATAGAGGTCTTCAAGGTTGGGCAAAAGGTCTTTATAAGTTTTTACCAGGTGTTGTAAGAATTGCAATTACTGATTGCGGCTGGCTTACGGCTAGAGTAAATAATGCTAAAATTGATAGACTTAAAGATCTTTATATTGCAGCATATTATGAATGGCGTGACGGTATTGATGAAGGTAGACAGTCTAATGGCGGTCCATATCAAGGTTTAGTAAATAAAGATTTCGTTAAAAATAATCAGCTTGGTCAACCGGTTGGTAATCCATTGACATTTAATGAATTAAACGCATTATTTGGCGATAGAGTTGAAGCTGCAAAAGCAAGATTAGATGCACAAGCTGCTGCAGGAGCTGCAGGAGCTCAAGCACAGTCAGCTGAAGAAACAGAAGAACAACGCCGTGCACGTGAAGCTCGTGAAGAAGCTGAAAGAATCAGACGTTCTATTGCTGGTGAATATCATATCGAGTATATTCCAAATTTTGCTACATCTAGAACTTGGTATGAATATACAAACCCGCTTAGCACAAGTGTTGGTTGTCACTGGTGTATTACACAGCAAGAAAGCTACTGGAATGGTTATTTAAGCACATGGGAAGGCGGTTCTATTTATTATTGCTGGAAAGCTGAATCTAAAGAAGCATTAAAGGCAATGAATAATGATCCACAATGGTTTGCAGATTGGCCAGCTGACCGTACTGCTGAAGCACCGAAGAATGGTTATGGCTTAAGCTTAATTTGTATCATGGTTAGCCCAGACCCTGATGGTATTCCTCGTTTCAGACAGGCAACTTCAAGATATAACCACTATGGCCCACATAGCAGTACCGCTGGTTCATTATATGGTGATAACCTTGTTCGCGCTGCTTCAGGACGTTCTGATAAAAATGAACGTGGTTTACACGAAATTTGCGAAATTTTAGGTATTACAGAAACTGAATTTTTTGATAAATTTATTTTACATTCAACAACTGCTAGTGACCATACAGAACTTATTAGATTCTTAGCTTCTGCAAATTTGCCAGAGAAAAAATTACATAAAAAATTAAGAAACGATTTTAATGTTACTGTATCAGATGAATATAATGGTTTTATAACTAAAATTTGCCATCAACGTGAATATAATTTCATTAATAAAACAGGTAAATTGATATTCTCATCTACTTGGTTTAGTGATGTTCAAACTATGGGTGATAGTAGACCAAATACATTTGGTTCCGTTAACTTATATGACGTATATGCATATCAAGTTAAATTTAAATCTAATGGTATGAGTGTTTATAACCTAATTAATGAATATGGTGAATTTATATTAGAACAAAATGTCGCTGCTATTCTTGATAAAAATGGAAATTATGTAAAATTCCTTGTTAAGAATGAACCTCGCTTGGTAAACGTAGTTAATATTAAAAATAAAAATATTTTATTACCAAAACCTGTTTATGACGTTGCATTATTTGCTACAATGGGTAAAGGTATTGTCGTTAAGCAAACACAAGATAGTAATTATGAAGTAGTAGATTTAAAAGGTAAAAAACTTAATACATTACCGTTCAAAGATACAATTAGCACATCTAATTTGACGAATGTTAAATCTGGTAGATATATACCAGTAATAACTGCAGCTAATAAACTTTGTATTTATGATAAGATAACAAGTAGAAAAGTTTTAAATGTTCCTGGTAATAACTTAACATTTTCAGCTATTAAATTAATAACTGATGATTTCTTTGTATTTAGAATTAATGATAGATATAAAATTTATTATCCAAATGGAAATATTGCATTAGACAATATTTATGATGCTAATATAAGTTCTTATAAAATAGGTGACCAATATTTATTAGCAAAACCAGTAAACCAGGATTGGGCTCTTTATGACGTAAAGAATTCATTTAATATAGTTGTACATTCACCAAGCATGAATTATGATGCAATACATAGAACTGCTTATATCAATGCTGGTAAATTATATGACAGTGGTGAGTTGGTTTGCAAACTTTATAGTGGAACTAATAAATTTTCACATATTGTAAGTCCTGAAAATGTTGTAATTAGAACAGAAGATGGCAAATATGCAATTTATAACATTCCTAGAAAAGAAATTGTTTGTTCTGGACTAGCAGATTCACTTATTTTATTTAATGGAACTATTTATTCTGTTTATCTTGGTTCACGTAAATATGCAATCTATGATGAAGATTTTAATAAATTAGCAGAATATTCAAATCTTGCTAGTATTTCAGCATTAACTGATAGATTTTTCCTTTGCCAAGCATATGAACATGAAAATGATAATGTTTTTAATATTATCGGTCCTGACGGAAAGTTGTTATTCAGATTGCCATTTAAATCTTTATTAAGCCAATTTAATGAAGATGGAATTGCAGTTATTGAAGCTGGTCGTAATATTTACTATATTAACATTTATGGTGATATTAGTAGAACATTGGCTCCAATAAATGAAGTAACATTTATTCGTATGAAAAAACCAGTCTTAAACGAAAAACAACCAATATTCAGAAAAACTAATAAATTATTAGAAAAAGCTGCATATTTAATCTAAAAATATTAAAATTATTAAAATACTGACTTTAAATAGTCAGTATTTTTTTATTATAAATAATATAAAGAAAAAGGACTTATATGAATTTAGAATATGCAGCATATCTATTAAATGAAAATCAGTTTTTAACAGAAGACGCAGATGGTGAAGGTCGTTCTAAAGCAAAAGCATGGTTAAAGAAGAATTATCCATATCTTGAATTTGGTGAAGATCCAGAAGATACACATGATGCTGAAGGTAATAGATTCACAATTTCACAGAATGGGCATGAAATTGAATTAAATCGTATTGAGTATCTTCTTGAACATGCAAGAACATTCTTTGGTCACTGGCTTTATAATGGTCTTAGAATTGACCATGACGCAAATGTAAGTATTTATAAGTATTTACCAGGTGCAGTCAGAGTTGCATTTACTGATTGCGGTTGGTATAGTAATAGGCAGGATAACGTTAAACTTAATAAATTACGTTATATTTACGCTGCTGCATATATTGACTGGATTGAAGGTCAGCAACAAAATCCTAACTATAAAGGTAAAGTAACTAAAGACTTTACTAGATTTGGACGTAATGGTCAGCCACAAGGCGAACCAATGTCATATAATGAATTGCTTGCTGAATTCGAACCGATGTTCGCACATGTTGATGAAAAGTTTGCAGAAGCTACTGCACGTGTTCAAGGAGAAGGTGGTGCACCAGCAGTAGCTGAAGAACCTCAGGAAACAGAAGAACAACGTCGTGCACGTGAAGAACAAGAACGCATTGATAATTCTAGTGCTGGTCAATATCATATTGAGTATATTCCATCATGGGATGTTTCTAAAGAATGGTGTAAATATACTAACCCAACCGCAGACCAAGCAGGTGACCGCTTTGCAGGTGCTAGATGGTGTATTACAGAAATCCATGGACACTGGAATGCTTATCAGACAAACTGGTTACCGGATGTTCCGACAATTTATTATTGCTGGAAGGCTGAATCTAAAGAAGCATTGCTTGCGATGAATGACCATGTTGCTGATTATGATGGAGATAGAGAAATTAAGGATCTTCCATTTAGTGAATATGGCTTGAGCTTAATTTGTATCATGGTTACAAAAGATCATGATAATCCAGCAAATGTTAGATTCTTGTGTGCTACTTCTCGTTATAACCATTGCGATAGCCATGGTCATAGACACTTAGGAACTAGTGGTGATGATAAATATTTCGGTGACCAG